GGCATCACGGTGACCCTCTCGTGACGAAAGCGCGCCAGACCGCAGCGTGGCCGGAAGGCGCCACCTATACGATTCAAGCCACGGCGATGCTCTTTGGTCGAACGCCCCGCGCCATCTATTGCGTGCTGTGGCGAAATGCGGCACGCCTGAGCCGACCGATTTACTCGCAGTTTTACCGCAGCAAGGGCGATCGCCGTCTGTATCGCATCCTCACTGAAGCGGACATTGTTGTGATTCGGCAAGTGTTTAGAGTTCGTGTCAAGTAGGATTCTCGTTTCTCTCTAACCTTTCTCTCTAACCGTTGTCATTCCCAGCTTTGCTAAGGAAATCGCGGTGTAGTGTGCTCCGCGATGAAAGGCTCTCCTCCGCGTCTCTGGACGGGCGAAGCAATCCTCGATCGCGCCCTCGAGCTCGCCGGTTTCAAGGCCGATGATCTGCGCCGCTCGATGGAAGTGACGCGAGACGCGCTAGAAGCCACCACGAAGGGCGAACCCGATCACGCCACCCGATTACGCGCCTCGGAGAATATCTTTGGCTGGGTGGGCCTCCGCGGCCCGCGCAAGGCCCTCGACACGGCCGATGCGCAGCGCCCGGTGTCGGTCACGCTGAACCTGGGGGTGGCGCTCAATGGCAGCGATCAGTCTGGACTTCGGCCCGGTCGTGTCTCGCTTTATCTCGGCGGTCGCAACGGGGGAAGCGGAGGAAGTAGCGGCATTCGGGACGCGGGGGGACGGCAAGACGTGGGCGGCGCTGGGGGCGATGATTGCGCACGCCCAGCAGCACCAAGCAGCGGGGTATCCGCTGCCGGTGAAGTGGGCGGGGGTGACCGACACGTTCCGGAGCCATACGGAGAAGACGCATGATTCGCTCCTGGCTCCGGCGTGGGGTGGCGTGTGGCAGCTCGAGGACGGCGGGCACGAAGCGCGCGCCGTCGTGGATGGGCAAACGCTGGTGCGCCTGCGCCTGTTCGGGATCGAGGACCAAGGCGCCATGAACCGGTTGCGGATGGAAACCACGGGGCTCTGGTTTGAGGAACCGGCGCCCGCGCTGGCCATTTCCAGCGGGATTGGCGAAGACGCCTGGACGCTGGGGCTCACGTCGCAGCGGCTCCCGTCGCATTGCAAACCCGCGATGCTCACCACGAACTACCCGGACGAAGAACACTGGACGTGGGAGCGGTTTGTGATTCGCCAGCATCCCGGCACCGCGTACTTCCGCATTCCCCCGGGCGAGCGGGCCACCCCCGCCGACCGGGCGCGGTGGCAGACGGCGCTGGCCGATCGGCCCGACTTGCTGCGCCGCTTGCTCAGTGGCGAGCCGGGCGCGGTGCAGCTGGGCGAGCAAGTGGCGGCGGGCTTCAGTTACGACTCGCACGTGGTCCTGACGGGCCAAGTCAAGCTCGAGGAGTCGGCGCCGTTGTGGTTCGGGCATGACGGCGGGCATACACCCACCACGGTGATCGGGCAGCGCGTGGGGGGCGAGCTCCGCATTCTCGCGGCGCTGGCGTCGGAGCATGCGGGGATGCGGCAGCATGTCGCCAATCTCGTCAAGCCGTGGCTGGCGCGGCGGGCGCCGTGGGCGCTGGACCAGCGGCACGAGGCGCAGCTGATGCATCGCTACGACCCCAGCATGGCGACCGGCGAGCAAGCGGACATCGACCAGGACGCGGTGCGGGTGTTGCGGGAGCTCGTGGGCGGGCGGTATGCGCCGGGCCCGGTGGATTGGCAGGGGCGCGTGGGCCCGCTGCTGGCGGCGTTGAACACGATGCACGATGGCCGCCCGGCGCTCCGGATCGATGCGCGGGAGTGTCGGGGGCTGATTGCGGCGCTCAATGGCGGCTGGCACTACCCCACCGATGCGGCGGGACGGATCACGCGCGATCTGCCGAAGAAGCCGAATCATCCCCATGAGGACTACGGCGATGCCTTGTGTTATCTGCTGGGCGGGCTGGCGCCGTCGAAGCCGATGCGCGAGCGGGGCGCGGTGAAGGCGTATACGGCCGCGAGCCAGTTTGATCCGCTGACGTATCACATTCCCCCCGCGTTGCGGCGGCCGACCGCGTATCGGGCGAAGGGGAGCAGCGGGCTATGAGCGTCTTTGGGAGCGATCCGCCGAAGGCGCCGCCGCCGCAACCACCGCCCGACGAGGCGAAGGCCGCCGCGGCCGAAGCGGCAGAGCTCAAGCGGAGCAAGCAGGCGAATGGGCGGCAGAGCACGCTGCTGACGGACCCGCGGGTGCAGGCGGAGTATGACGCCTTGGGCGGCACGCGGGTGGGGTTGGGCGGCGCGCAAGCGAAGGCGCCGGTTGTGCGGACGGGAGCGTAAGGGCCGATGCCGCTGAGCAAGTACGACGCACTGTTTGGGGGCAAAGGGGGCGCGGAGAAAGCGCACGCGGCGATGGTGCAGCAGTATGGCGCGAAGAAGGCGGAGCAGGTGTTCTACGCCACGAAGAATAAGCGCAAGACGATCTTGAGCAAGTAATGGCTGACTACCCCGCGCCCACGCCGAAGCGGGAGAGCGAGTCGCCGGATGCGGCGCGGCTCGTCAAACGGTATGAGCGGTTGGCGGGGGAGTCGGGCACGGTGCGGGTGATGCAGCAGGAGCTGGCGGAGTACTTCGTGCCGTACAAGAGCAACATCACGATCAAGCGCACCGAGGGCGAGGACCAGACGCAAAAGGTGTGGACCTCGGTGGGGATCGAGGCCAACGAGCTCCTGGCGTCGAGTATTCAGGGGTCGCTGATGTCGCAGGCGATCCGGTGGTTTTCGCTGAAGCTGCGGAACCAGAAAGATGCGAGCAAGGTGGTCACGGATTGGCTCGAGCAGTGTGAGGAGCGGATTTACCAGGCCTTGCGGCAATCGAATTTCAATGCGGAAGCGAGCGAGCTGTGTATCGATCTGGGCGCGTTTGGCATTGGGGCGCTGTTCGTGGAAGAGCGCCCGCGGGACGTGGCGCAGGGCCCCTTCGGCGGGTTTCGGTTCTTGGCCTTGGCGCCGAGTGAATACGAGTTTGCGGAGGATTACGAAGGGCGCGTGGACACGCTGTTCCGCTGCTACAAGATGGCGGCGGTGGCGATGGAGCAAGCGTTTGGGCGGGCGGCGTTGCCGGAGCCGGTGAGCCGGGTATTGCTGGATCGGCCCGACCAGGAGTTTGAGGTGATCCACGCGGTGTATCCGCGGCGGGTGGAGAACCCGAAGCGGCTCGATGCGCAGCACAAGCCGTGGGCGTCCTGCTACCTCGACCGGCGCACGAAGACGCTCTTGAGTGAAGGCGGGTACGACGAGTTTCCGTACATGGTGCCGCGGTGGCGGAAGACGAGCGGGGAGAAGACGGGGCGGGGGCCGGGGCATACGGCGCTTCCGGCGATTCGCGTGTTGTCGCGGGCGACCGAGCTCGGGCTATCGGCGTTGTCGAAGGCCTTGGACCCGCCCGGCCTGTTCAATGCCGACATGGTGTTTGGCGAGCTCGAGATTCGCGCGGCGAGTATGAATCCGGTGGATGGCGACCCGCGGCTGGCGTGGACGCCGATGGAGTCCGGGGCGAAGTTCGATGTCGGGCAGATGTTCGATCAGAAGTACGAGCAGCAGATTCAGCATATTTTCTATTGGGACCAATTGCAATTGCAGGGCGACAAGCTGATGACGGCGACCGAGGTAGAACGGCGGCTGGAGCTCATGCGGCGCGTGTTGGGGCCGACCTTGGGGCGGTTTGAATCGGAGCTCTTGAATCCGCTCATTTCGCGGTGTTTCGGGCTGATGCTGCGCGCGGGGGCGTTGCCCGAGGTGCCGGAGGAGTTGAAGCGCACGGGGTCGGATTTGGATATCGAGTACGAGGGCCCGCTGGCGCGGAGCCAGAAAGCCACGCGGGTGGCGGGGTTTGAGCAGCTGATGGCGACGATGCTCCCGGTATCGCAGCACCAGCTGGCGGCGGGTGATCCCAATAACGTGTTTGACAACAACGATTGGGACGCGATCTATCGCGACCAGCTGGTGATTGTCGGCGGGCCGAGTGAGTACCTGAAAGACTCGGCGCTGCGCGATCAAGAGCGCGCGGCGAAGGCGCAAGCCTCGGCGCAGCAGGCGAAGCTGGCGCAGGCCAATGAATTGGCGAAGGGGTTGGGGTCGGCGGCGCCGATGCTGAAGGAGCTCGTGGGGGCGGCGGGGATGACCAACGGCGCCAATGGACAGGGGGCGTGATGCCGGAGCCGCGGTCGGTGGATGAGATTCTGGCGGACATTGCGAAGGTGCTGGCTGACGGGCAATTGTGCCCGGCGCCGCTGTATGCCGAATTGCGGGCGGCGGAGCAGGCCGCCGCGACCCCCCCGAAGGAGGAGACGGCCTAATGCATTGTCTGACGACGGCGCAATTGAGTACCACGGCTCCGTACCATTTTTGGGGCGCGCAGCTGACGCATACGGCGGCGGCGGATGCCACGATCACCAATGGCGCAGGGACGCGCGAAGTCGGGCGGGTGCGGGTGGCGACCAATGCGCTGGCGAACGGGTTCATGCTCTCGAGCCCGATTCCGGTGGTGGGGTTGGCGGCGACCGTGAGTGGCGGCACGCTCAACGTGTACGTGGACTGATGCACGAGACCCTGCCCGCCGCCTTCCAGTCGATTCCCATGGAGGTGCTGTATCACCTCGCCGGGCGGGCCCCGCTGGCCCCGACGCCGGAAGAGCGTGCGGGCATGGCCTTAGCCGTCTGCTATCTCGTGAAGCTGCGCGATCCCAAGGTGGCGCAGCTGGTGGCGGCGGAAGCCGAGAAAGCGGTGAAGCGCAATGGCTGACTTGACCCCGGCGCAGCGACGGCGGTTGGTGGCGCGGTTCCGGGCGCACGACCGGGACGACTACGAGCTGGCGTGCCCGGATCTGACAGCCGAGCAAGCCGCCGACCTCGCGGCGCGGCTGGCGGCGATGAAGGAGCCCACGGATGGCTGAGACCGCGACCGCTCCCGCCCCGCTCCCTGACGTAGCCCCTGCGAGCGCCGCGGCGCCGCCAGGCGCCACGATCACCCCCCCGGTAGCCACCCTCCCCTCTGGCGATTGGCGGGCCAGCCTGCCAGACGAGATGAAGGCCGAGCCGTCGCTGGGCGGATTCAAAGACGTGGGCGCGCTGGCCAAAGCCTGGGTGGAGACCAAGCGCCTGGTGGGGGATGCGGTCAAGGTGCCGAAACCGGATGCCTCGCCGGAGGAGCGCGCGGCCTTCCACCGGAAGTTGGGGGTGCCGCAATCGCCCGACCAATACGGCGAGACGGTGCCGGAGCAGTTGGGGTGGCCCGCGGAAGTGGTGGCCAGTGCCCGCATGGAAGCCCAGAAGCTCGGGCTGACCCCGAGCCAGTTTCAGGGGTTGATCGACTGGCAAGCCAAGACGGCGCTGGTGCAGAAAGATTTGACGACCGCGGAGCAGATTCGGCAGGACCAGCAGGCGCAGGCCGAAGCGCTGACGCTGGTGCAGCGGGAGTGGGGCCCGAAGGATTCGATCACGTGGAAGCGGCAAGTCGATCTGGCCACCCGCGTGGTGCAGCATTATTTCGGTGGCAACCCGCGCATGCTCGAGCAATTGCAATTCAAGGCCAACGATCCCATTGACCCGCAGGCGGTGATGGCGCTGGCCAAGATCGGAGAAGCCACGCAGGAAGATATCTACGTGCGTGGCGAGACCCCGCTGATGGGCGAGGACAAAGAAGACCTGACGCGGCAAATCCGCGAGGTGAAGGCGGAAATCATGCAGACCAATGCGGGGAGCCCGCGGTATCAGGAGCTCCGCGATCGGCAGAACGCGCTGGAAGAGCGCCGCTATCGGGGGGGTCGGTGACGGACAAAGGCCGGAGCGAGAAGATCGTCCCGCTGTCGGTCGTCACGGAGCCGATGATTGCGATGCTCCGCGCGCTGGAAGAGGCGCCGCACAAGCATCGCATTGATTTTCAGCCGTATTGGGATTGGTACGACGGCCCACGCGCGACCGCCATTGCCGAGCTCAGGGCGGCGTTGAAGCAGGCCGCAGAAGCCTAGCACGCGCCGAACAAGGCCAGACTACCCGCGAGGGCCTGGCAACGGTGGGGGAAGACCCACCGAGGGAACGCCCGCGTCAGGGCGTGAGGCAGGCCAGCAGTGTGCTGACTACCTGCCGCGAAGCCATACACGTGGTTTGTGTGACTTTGCGAAGGAGTCAGGATCATGGCTGACCAGCTTCCCGCGTGGTTTATCCACGCGGTCTCCGACAACATCATTCACCTCGGCCAGCAAAAGCAGACGATGGGCATGGCTGCGGTGACCGTGCGTGAAGGCGTTATCGGCAAGACGTATCCCTTCCAGCGGATGGCCAAAGTCGCGATGGTGCAGAACACCGTGCGCGATGGCGACACGGTGTACATCAACCCCACCCTGAGCAAGCGGCGCGCGAATCTGATTGATTTTATCGCCGCGATGCTCATTGACGAATTCGACGAAATCAAGACGCTCAACGACCCCAAGAGCGAGTTTGCGCAGTCGCTGGCCTGGGCGCGCAACCGGACGCTGGACGAGCTCCTACTGTCGGTCCCTGGCCTCGGCACGGCCGGGGCGGCGGGCGTGGCGGTGGGCGGCATTCTCGGTCTCGCCACGGTGGTGGATGAAGCGCTCGAGACGGCGACCGCCACCGCGCTGCCCTCGGCGCAGCAGATTGTCGACGGCGGGACCAACCTGACGATGGCGAAGATTCTCGATGCCAAGGTGAAGATGGACGAAGCCAGCATCGACACCGAGGACCGGTACTTCTTCTACTCTCCGAAGGGCATGCGGAAGCTGTTGACCGATACCACGGTCATTTCCTCCGACTACAGCACGGTCCAGGCGCTGACGACGGGCGGCTTCCCGATGGATCGCACGTGGGTCGGCTTCAAGTGGCGCGAGTCCGTGCTGCTGCCGATCACCGGCAACATTCGGTCGTGCATCGCGGTGCAGAAGTCGGCGGTGGGCATGGCGGTGGGCCTGCTGAAGAACGTCGAAATTGACAAGGCCGTGCACAAGAACAACAACGACCAGGTGCTGATGAAGCTCTCGGCGGGCGCGGTGCGTCGCGAGGATGCGGGCGTGGTGCAGGTGAACATTGACGAGACGGCCTAATTATGGCGGCGCAGCGGGCGCTCTATACCGCGGGCGTGGCCGGGCAGGCGGTCACCTTGACGCCGAAGGCCGGGTTTGAGTCGTCGCCCTCGCATCTGGGGGCCAGCACCATTGTCTTCAACACGGTGGCCAATCCGGCACCGACCGAGTTTTGGACCACTGTGGACGAATACATCGTCACCATCGAACGGGTGACGAAGACCACGATCTAGGAGGAACACATGGCCACCGCATTTAAGTCCGACCAGGAAACCGCTAGCGCTGCGAGCCCGCCTCGGAAGATCGGGCCCAGCGAGCTCGGCAAGCCGTACATTGCCGTCTTCACGCATACGCTCGCCTCGTCCGGGCTGGCGATCGGCGACACCATTGACCTCTGCGACCTTCCCGTGGGCGCCCGGGTGCTCTACGGGGAATTCTGTTGGTCCGCCACTCAAGGCGCGACGGCGACCACGGCCATTGGCATCACCGGTACGGCGGCCAAGTACTTCGCAGCCGCCGTCACGGCCTCCACGGCCAAGTTCGAATTCGTGGCCACGCAGGCGCTCGGCTACAACACGCCGCTCACCGCGGCGGAGCAGATTATCGCCACCAACGCCGCGGCGGCGTGGACGGCGAGCTCGGTGCTTCGGGGCTACATCCTCTACACGCTGTAAGGACATTCACGCGGGCGGCGGGGTCAGTCCATCGGCCCCGCTGCCCTGAAGGAGTGTTATGACGACGTTCTCAGTACCGCCGATCGGCGGCGAGCGGCCGACCAACCCGGTGGCCGATACCATTACGGTGTCGTCCACGCGCCAGCACAACGCCCCGCAACCGCTGACGGTGGTGGCGGCGCCCTCGTTTGCCGGATCGGTGGCGGGGCGCACGTGGGGGAATTGGTTTGTCGAAGGGCTCACGGGCCCGCCGCAGCATCTCTATACCGGCGTGCCCACGGTCTTTGAAGACCCGGTGACGGCGGGGCTCTTGCACATCGAGCACGTGTACCTGAAGAACGGCGACACCTCCGAGTCGGCGCTGGCGGGCGTGAGTGCGCGCAATATGTGGGCGGGACACCGTGGCGACAACGTGGTGAATCCCATGTCCACGCTGATCCCGACCCCGCGCGCCAATCCCGCCGATCCCACGCTCTGGACGGGCATTGATCTGAGCGGCTGGATGTTTCACGTCACCGCCGCGGGGCGCGTCTTCAGTGCCGCGGGGCCGTCCCTCCCTGATGTCCTCCCCACGCTTGGCGGCGGGCGCAAGACGGTGGTGGGCACGTTCGTCAATGGCCCGTTCAATGGCCCCAACGACATTTGCTACCACCCGACCATTCCCACGATTGCCTTTGTGGCGGATACGTTCAACGACCGCATTTGCAAGGTGGAAGAGACGAGCCCGGGCGTGGTGTCGGTGACGCAATACTATAGCGGCGGCCTCACCGATCCGTATAGCCTCTATGCCGAATCGGATGGGTCCTTGATTGTCGCGGATCGGGGCAACAACCGCGTGGTGAAAATCTCCACCGGCCTGGTGCTTACGGTGATTGGAACGTGCGACCAACCGATGGTGGTACGGCCATTCAGCGACGGCAATATCTGTGTGGCCGAGCACGGCGGTACGCGGCGGCTCCTCGAGATGACCCGCGCCACCGGGGCCCTGCGCACGATCTGGCTCATTCGGCAGCCGCAGGGCACGCAGAACCAGGCGTGGATTTGGATGGACGTAGACGACCACGGGACGTGTGGGCCAGTGGACGATATCTGTACGGTGGATTTTTCGTCCTACCAGACGTTGCATCGCGTGAGCCGCGACGGCACCACGTTTTCGCAATTCGTGCAACGGGGCTCGACGCTGGCGCATGGCGCGCTCGGTCTTTGCACCGATCCCATGGGCCATTACCCGTGGGCCTTCGCGTTCTCCGACACGGAAGCCAAGATGGTGTTTACCGGGGGCGGCAGCTCGCAGATTCGCCAGTGGCGGCGGCTGCACGTCGATGATGTCACCACGGTGGATGCCGCCCGCTACAAGCGCGGGGCGGACGTGTGGAGCTCCATCAGCGATACCACCAAGCCGTCGCTCCGCCTCTGTGCGGGCCTGGCTGGGGGGCATAACTTTACCGGGCTCCACAACACCGAAACCCTCGATGCGATGTCGTGGGACGCCTTCGCCGCCTGGATGCGGGGTGGGGGCAATGGCGCGGTCCCGCGCGTGCTGACGGACGCGCAGGTGCAGGATGCGCGGTACTGGGTGAAGCGGTATGCGCGCCGCGGATTGCGCGATGCCACCGTGGACGCGGTGGGCCATGCCGCGCCACCGCCCGGGGAGCCCGCCCCGCCGCCGCCGTCGCCCGATGTCATTCGCGCGGTGGCGGCCACCGTCACCTTTGTGCTGGAAGACATCGTGGACGACCCGCCCGGACCCGATCCGGTGCCCGATCCGCCGCTCCCGCCGCCCGGCGAAGGCGATCTGGACCCCGGGACGTGGCGGCAGCTGATCGTGCCGTCCCGCTCGATTTATCGCCCCCGCATGATCGGGAGCCAAAGCATTGCCGAGGGGCAACCCGGGTGTGCGGAGAATGTCACGCCCAATCCCTCGATGGAAACCGGCACGATGTTCCGCTCCTTCTCGGGCATGACGGCGGGGCGCGGGAAAGTGTGGAGCATTGGGGGGGGCCATGCGGGACATCCGGGCAATGATCTGGACTTGCTTGACATCACCACCGGGGTGTGGACGCAACCCTTTCAAACTGAGCTCCCGCCGCCGTATGACGCCGGGGTGCCCAATGCGACCTGGCGCGCGATCAAGGGCGGCGGCGTGGGCATTGGGGGGTTGTCGCCCACCAATCGGCCGTGGGTGAATCACACCTATCGGCTCACCGCGGTGGATACCACGCGTGATCGGCTGTTGTGGATGAGCGGGAACGGCTTTGGCGCGTACGCGCAAGACGGGACGTGGACGCAGCTCTCGGGCAAAGACAAGCTGTTAAACGAGCCCGCCGCGACCTCGGCGATGGGCATTATCTACGATCCGGAGCGCGATTCGTGCTGGTGCTTTGCGGGCGACAACGGCAACGGGCTCACGCGCGGGATTTTCGAGTACTCGATGGCCACGGATACCTGGCGGCAGGTGCAGAACTGGCCCGCGGTGGACGGCTGGGGCTTTAGCGGCAAGCTGATTCAGGCGATGTATGCCCCCGCGCATCGGGAAGCCTTCCTGATCTGCCAACCGTCTGGCGGCAGCATTCCGGCATTCCCCCAACGCCTGTTCCGCTACAGCCTCGACACGGGGGAGCTCGTGTGGGAGCAGAGTCTGTATCCCGGCACGCCGCAATACGAGGAACTGTATTCGGGGTCACCCTTGCGCTGGGGTCGGCACGCGGATTTCCGCACGACGAGCAATCAACTCTATCTCTATGCGTTTTCGACCTTGACCGCGCCCGTGACGCGCGGCTTTTGGGTGTTTACCCCCGCGATTGGCTCAGGCGGAACGTGGGAGAAGCAGGAGACCCCCGATGGGCCCGCGCTCGCGTGGTGGACGCTCTGTTATGACCAGCTGACGGATAACTTTGTGGGCCTCCGGGCGCGCTCCACCTATTGCGGGGTCGCGGGCGCAGCCTGCGGCGGGATCGCCGACACTCACCTCTTTACGTTCTAGGACGGAGGCCGCATGGCTCAGAATGTGCTCGTCGGCGCAACGCAACAGAACGTGTCCTTTCCCGCGGGCACGCAAGCGGTGGGGTTTCACCGGTTCACGCTGCAGCTGCAGCCCGCGGGGCCCGTGGTGACGCATCTCGAAACCATTGACTCGACCACCTTCGAGAATCCCGCCGCGGGCACGTATGAGCTCACATACGCCACCATCGGCGTGGATGGCGTCACGGTGCTGGGCCCGATTCAATCGGTTCCGGTGGCGGTCGGCGCGTCCGTCGTGCTCGCCGTGGCGGCGGGGATTACCGTGCAGGTTGCCCCCGCGCCCTAAATGCCCACGCTGCAGGGATTCCGCTCGACCTTCCCGTTTGCGCGGGGCGGGGTCGCCTTTCTCGGGCAAGAGACGACGAGTAAGGGCGCGTATACCGCCACGGTCACCGGCCTGACGGAGCCGATGGACTTTGCCGAGGCGGTGGTGGGCGGGCAATGGAAATTCACCGCGGAAAGCGTGGTCCTGGACCCGGACATCCTGACGATTTGGACGGATTTACCGGTGGCGGTCTTCAATCAGATTCCCGCGGGCACGTATACCTTTAGCGTGACCCGGTACAACGAGGACGAAACCATTGCGCTCGGCCCCACGCGCAGCGCGGTCGTCGAGATTCCGCAACCCGCTGCGCCCGATCCCAGCGTGTTCAAGCGCATCATCATCACCGACTATTACAACGCCCGCGGCCAAGTGCGGTTTGTTCTCTGGGCCGAGGTGCCGCTGGTCTTGCAAGCGCAATTCGCGCGGCCGGGGCTCGTGAGTGAATGGGCGTTTGCCACCGCGGGAGAAAACGCGGCCTTGGCAGCGGGGGAGGTGGCCGAGCTCGCGGGAGGGATGACACGCGGGGAGAAAACCAATAGTGAAGTGCGCGCAGACCTGGAAATGCGGTGGGCACGGTACAACGAGACGATCAACGATGTCGCGGCACTCTCAGAAGAAAACACGTTCTGGCTCGGTGATCGCTGGATGCGGTCCTAGCCCAAAGGAGGCATGACGATGCCATTTTATTACGATGTGACGCGCGAAACGACCACCAACGGCACCACGCAGACCCTGAGCACGCATCTGCGCTCAACGGTCGGGTCGGCGACCCCTATGGGCATCGTCGGCCTCTACGCCAATGCCCGGCACGGCACCGCGGGCGGCGGCGTGATCTACGGCATTCGCCCCGGCACCACGGGGTCGGGGGGCACCGCCGCGACGGAGAACAAGAAGCATCTGGACAACCCGACCGCCGCGACCGCGTTTCTGGACGACACCTCGGCCATCACGCCGGGCGCCACGCCACAGACGCAGTGCACGGTCGGCATTGCCCAGACGGGTGGCCAGGGCGGGTGGGTCGCGCTCGAGCGGGATATGGCGCTGCAAGTGAAGGCAGCGGGCGTCGGCTTCGAAGTGGGCTCGAAAGCGGTGGGTACCTCGGTGCCGATCAACGTCACGGTGGATTGGTTCGAAACCACGTAAATGGATTCGGTCTTCCTGGTCGACGGGACGCCGCTCCCCGACGCGCGCCTCGATTTGTGGGCGCGGCGGAAGCGGACGGAGTTTGTCTACGCTGACCAGGCGTTTGAGCTCGTGTATTGCGTCAACTGCGGGGAGAAGGGCGGGGCAGTCTACAAGGGCTGCCCCGTCTTTTACCTCTGCAGCGAGTGTGTGGCGAAGTACGGCCCGCCCCCGGGCGTCATTGAAGTGAAGGAGCTCTAATGGCCTACGGCACGTCCACGAGCATCACGATTACCTTGAACTCGCTGGGCAGCGGGAGCGGGCGCGAATCGACGGCGGTGGACAATTCCTCGAATCTGTACAAAGACGCGCATGTCCGCGTGACCGTCAACGTCGGATCGGTCTCGGGCGCGCCGCAAGTCTTGGTGTATGCCTACGGCTCCGAAGACGGGACGGTATATCCCGATCCGGCCACCGGGTCGGATGCGGGGATCACGCTGGAAAGCCCCACGGTGATGACGCTAGCCCGGGTCATTCCGTGTCCCACCTCAAGCAAGGCGTATGAGTCGGACGTGATTTCGATTGCGCGCCTCTACGGCGGCGCGCTCCCGCGCAAGTGGGGCATTGTCGTGGTCAACTCCACCGGCGCGGCCCTCGCAGGCTCGGGGTGCAGTGCGAGCTACACCGGGTTGACATGATCGGGCTACTGCAACCGGAAACCGGGCGGCAACTCGCGCTGAGCCATCCCATGACGCGCGGGCTCGTCATGGCGGTGAATTTCGCCGCGCAGGGCGTCAACTCTGGCGCCGGGAGCGAAATCGCGCTGATCCCTGAAGATACGGGCGTGGCGGGGCCTGGCCGGTGGCTCAACGCGAGCGTGTCATACACCTCGGGCGTGAATCGGTTCGGTCGATGGGTCGGCTTCAATAACGCCAACACGAGCAGTTTTCTCGAATGGCAGCGGAGTGATTTTGTCCCAACCACCGCCGTCTCCATTCTCATGCTGTACGAGAAGGCCGATTCCACCAACCGAAATTGTCTGGCGGGCAGCGTCGATTATGGCCTCGGCAGTAACACGAACTCGTGCAATCACCACGTCCCGTTTAGCGATGGCGTGGTCTATTTTGATTGGGGTGGGAACACGAACGGCGTGACGCGCGTGCAGGTCGGCGGTCTCACGTTCGGCGCGGATCGCTGGGTGTTCACGGTGGGCGCTCGCGGTATGGAGATTTGGCAGAACGGCGTGAAGCAGGCGTCCAACGGGGCGACCCCCACGCGCAACAAAGACGCCACGATGGCGTTCAAGCTCGGCGCCAGCGTGAGCGGTTCGGGCACGCTCTGTGACATCGCCCATTGGAATGTGTATGCCATGTGGTCGCGCCAGCTCACCCCGGATGAAATTGTCACGGTGACCGCCGACCCGTATCTCCTGTGGGAGCAACCCTCGGCGTTCGCGTTCACGCTGACCCAAGACATCGTGGCCGGGAGCGCCTACACGGGCGGGCGCATGATTTACCGCGTCACCCCGGAGCGGTGGGGCTAATGCCCGTTCTGGCCTATGTGAATACGGAAGCGCTCCCGACCACTACCGGGTCGAAGACCATTTCCCCTTCGGCGCTGACGTTCACGCCGACCGGGCTCTTCGTCTGCAGCACGCGGTCCACAAATGCGGGGCTGGCGGATGCCACCCTCCACCTGGGCGCGGCGGGCTCCTCGAGCAACGAAGTCACGCAAGCCTTCGAGTCGGAAGACGCCTCGGCCTCTTCGGACGTGGGCGTAGTGGCGTCGAATACCGGCTTCATGGCGGGGCTGCTGGATAACAATGCCGTCGATATGGTGGGGGACTTTACCTCCTTCAACGCCTCGCCATTTGGCTTCACCTATAACCTCAGCGATGCCCCCGCCACCGCGCTGCGGATGGGGTATGTCCTGCTGGGCGGCACCGTCACCAGCATCGAGCCGTTCATCCACAATCTGGGCAGCGGATCGGGGAACAAGGCCAAGACCGGATTGGCGGGGACGCCGTCCTGCGTGATCTTCTTCACGGCGGGCATTCTTACTGCGGCTGATACGCTTGCCGCCGCCACCTCGACCGGCACCGCCATGGTGGGCTGGATGTGCGCCGATGGGACGCAGGGCTACTGCATGTCCCGGCATACGGATGCCCTGGCCGCTGCCGATACGGCGCGCCGTCAGCGCACCGATAAGTGCTGCGGGGGATTCAGTACCTCGGCGGAAGTCTACGAAGGCTCCTTCGTCTCGATGGACGCGAACGGCTACACCATCAATCTGGCCAACGCGCCCTCCGTGGCCAACTGCCGCGTGTACGGGTTCGCCATCTATGGCGGCACGTGGACGGCGGGATCATTCCTCAGCACCACGACAACGACCACGGGCGCGGATATCAAGACGACTGGCGTCGGGCCCGCCATTTCCTTCTTCCAGACCTACGGCTTGGCTGCGAATACCACGACCCAGACCGGGGGCAAACGGGCGCTCGGCGTCTGCGACGGCACCCGCCAATGGTGCATGGCGGTGGACGACATTGACGCGGCCGATCCCACCGTGGCCGATAGCTGGGCCGAGCTCACTCACGCGCTTGTGTCGATCACCGCGGGCACGCCAGCTGTGGATGACAGCTACTTCATTACGCACCACGCTGAAGGCTTCACCTATCAGCACGACACCGCGAGCGGCACCGCCATCCAGGTGATTTACCTCGTGGGCGGGGACGCACCGATCTTCGGCGACACTGGCGGCCCGATCTACCGTCCGCGTAAGGGGTACTTCTAATCCGTGTCATTCCGTCTTGGCAAGAATGGGCGAGTGTCGCGCGGCAACGCAGCGCCCTCGCTCCGTTTGAACACGACACCAGCGCTGCCGCTCCGCCTGCGGAAGAGTCAACCCATGCTCGCCTGTATCTGTCGGTGCCATTCCGCGCCTTCGGCCGCAACCCATATTTGCAGCACCGCGATTACGATTCCCAGCCCGCGCCGCCGCAAGAATCAACCCATGTGCCATTCCTCGTGCGGGTGCCGTTCCGGGCGCTCGGGCGCAATCCATATCTTCGCAATGCCAGCATTGAAGGGCCGACCCAACTTGATGATGCCAGCAGCGGGCATTGGGTCGTCCGCAGCTGGGAAGGGTTCCGCCTTGCTCGAGCGAGCCGCTACCTTTACCGGCCTACGGCCCAGGATGTGCCCGCGGCCCCTCCGGTGGAGTCTACGTGGGCTCCGTTCCTCGTCCGCGTGCCGTTCCGCCCGCTGGGCCGCAACCCATACACCCGACATGGCGCGCAAGACCTTTCGTTTGTTGAGCCGCTTGATCTGCCGCATGTGGTCCGCTCGCGGCCATATAAACCGCTGGGCCGCAATCCGTACCTGTGGCACCGGGCCGTCGATGAAAGCGTGTCGGTACCGGTCGAGCCACCGACCCCGCCGACCGGACCACGCGGGCGGGGGCGTACCAAGGCGTGGAGCCCGTTATCGGAAGCCTTCGAGCGCAGTGCCGCCACGTCGCTGCATTACTATTTCCACCGCGCGCATGAATCCGCGCCGGTGGTGGCCCCGACCTTTGCGGCCTTCTTTGTCCGCGTGCCGTTCCGTCCGTTGGGTCGGAGTCGCTATCTCTACCATTTCGCGCAGGACACGAGCGCCGCAGGGCCCGCGTTCAATCCCGGGTGGGCCGTCAATGTCAATAAGGTCTTCAATGCTCGTCGGGTCGGAGGTGGCGTGATCGTATGAGAAAGAACGTGGCGGGTCAGAGCGTGAGCGCTGAGCTCGTGGCGACGGCGACCGGGAACGCCTTTACCGGCGCGGTGACGGTCTTCGTCACCGTAGACAATGGCGCGCAGGCGCTGGGCAGCGTCGGGGCGGGGGCCTGTACCCACAAAGGCAACGGGCTCCATACCTACCTGCCGTCGCAGGCCGAGACCAATGGCGATTGTATCAATTTCACCTTCACGGGCGCGGGCGCGGTGCCCGCGGGGATTGAGATTTACACCGCTGATCTAGACGAGCTCGCCTCCATCATCGAGGTGGAGTTGACCTCGTACGGCGCGCTGCAACCCACGGTGGCGGGCCGCACGCTCGATGTCACCGTGACCGGGGAAGCGGGGATTGATTGGTCCAACATCGGCACGCCCGCCGCCATCGTGAATCTGGCGAACACCAACATTGCGGTGGACCAGGTAATTGCCGAAGTCACCGGGAACGTGGCCAACGTGCTGGCCATCGCGGCGGGCGCCATCACGAATACGTCGTTTGCCGCCAGCGGGCTCACGGCTATTGCCGAAGAATGGTTGACCATCGACATGGCGACCATCACGGGGGAAGCGGCGCGCTCGCCGCTCAACGCCATTCGCTTCCTGCGGAACCGCTGGGATTTGGTGCTCGGCGTGCTCACGGTGATGAAAGAAGACGATCTCACGCCCGCGTGGACCGCGACCACCACCGGCACGCCCGCGGCCGATCCCATCACGGCGGTGGACCCGACATGACCAAGCCGTGCCCCGCTGCCGCCTCCTGCCAGTGGCACAACAAGGCATTGGGCTGGGTGCGCGCGGGCAACCGGGATCGGCTCCGCAAGGAGAAAGACATTCTCCTGGTCCTTCTCACGCGCGCGTGGCGTGGGTGTACGTGCGGGCTCGCGGCGCGGGTGCGGGCGCTGCTATGAGCCTTTGGGCCGCCCGCCCTTCTTGCCGTTCTCTCGCGCGGCGCGCCGCTTGGCCGGGCTCGTCTGCTGCCCGCCCTTGCGCCCGAGGGCTACGGCGTGCGGATTCTTCTTCACGCTCGCACCATCGAATTCAGCAGCACCACCTCGCGCCGCTCCTGGCAGCATACGGCGTAATGCTCATCGCAGATCAAGTGCCACCCGTCGCGGAACTCCAACCGGGAGACCGGATAACCGCAGTCGTAATGGATGCGGCCATGCCGGTGGAGCGATCCGTCATATGGGCACTCGTGAACTTTGCCTTCCGCCTCGCACCCAAGCACTGCACAGACATTCATGGTTCCACCTCCTATACCTATTATAGCAAACCGCTTCGGTTCATGCAATCGCAAGATGCAGGGGTGACGGCATGAGTCTGGCCATGGTGCGGGTGTTTCAGGAAGCCTCGCACTTCACCTCGGCGAGCAATTGCTATTTCAACAATCTGGATGTGTCGTGCATGGTGGCCGGGCGCTCGCGGGCCATGCGTTGGGAAGCGCGTAAAGGATCGTCCGGTGACCTGCTGTACGACAACACGAAACTCCGTATGTTCTCCTCCGACGAGGACGGGTCGGTGTGGACCCTCATCGCTGAATCAACCCCGCCGCTCTACATCAGCATGAATCGCCTGTATTCGCCGGGCGGCGACCGGCTCTTGATTGGCTCGAGCGCGCCCACGGGGCAAGTATTCAATGGGACACATTCACTCATCAGCCGGAGCGAGGACGCAGGCGCGACGTGGACCAGCGCTATTTCGAGCGGGCTATTCAATACCCTCACGCTTACGTCCCGGGTGTTGGACTTCGTACGCCTGCCGGGGACCGATACTGTCCTGGCGTTTGGGCAATTCGAGTTTAGTGGCGTGGCGTTTCAGGTGCTGCGCTCGACGGACGCCGGGCAGACCTTTACGGCGTTTGCGGATACGGGGCTGTTCTTTCTTATGAGCAAGCCCATCGCCCTCTCGGCGACGGAACTCGTCGCCATTGGAAACAGCGTCAATCCCATGTGGTCGGCGGACGGCGGCGCAACGTGGACCGAATCCACCAAGCCCGCGTTGAACACGATTATGGAGGTTGTCCACCTCACCGGCGACACGGTGCTGGGCCTCGGCCGGAATTCAAGCGGTCTCGGGCGCGCGTTTATTTCTACCGATAAGGGCCAGACCTTCACGACCATCACCGACATCGGGAACAACAGCTCGTCGTTTCTCTCGGCGCGTGCGGCGACCGCGCAAATTGCCATTGCGGGCGGCATCGAAGCGGCGGGCCCCACGGCAAACCAGAACAATTGGTGGATCACCGAGGACGCGGGGGCGACCTGGGCGCAAGCGAGCCTCACGGGCGCGCGGACGACGCCCACGAGCACGAGCGGGCTCACGATTACGCGCACGGGCGTGATCGTGGCCGACATTGACCAAGGGCCCAACACCGGCATCAACGCCTTCTCCGAAATCTGGCGCGGCACCGTGAGCGGGTTTGTCAGTGGCGGCATTGGGACGTGTGAAGCCGCCGAGTTTCCGCAGCCGCCTGAACCGCCCGCGCCCTCGGCCGTTATGGGCGTGCATCTCCTCTGCATCCCGATCCTGACGCCGCAACCCTGCCCGCCGTTCTGTCCCACCGATCCGGTGCAGCCGGAGGGCCTGGTGGTGGTCCCTTCAGCGGGCTTCGGCGGCGGCTTTCGCTCGCCGCTGTTCCTCCTTGGCTTAGCGGACGGCACCGGCCTCCCCGCTCAACCCGTGGCCGCGCTGGGGCGTCCCAGCGGGTGCGGAGCCACCTTTGCCAATAACCTGTGCGCTGTCGCGGGGTGCTAACGCATGTCTGACAAATTCCTGACCGCGGACGCCGTCCCAGCGGGGACCACCTCCATCAGCATTGAAGTGGAAATGTTCACCGAGTCCACCGATGTCGCGGTGACGGGGCTCGCGGCTGCGGGGATTAATGCCTCCTACTGGCGGCAAGGGGGGCTCCGCACCGCGATCACCGAGTCCGACCTGGCGGCGGTGGATTCCGCGTACTCCGCGGGCGGGTGGAAGGAAGTGGACGCCACGAACATGCCGGGGCTCTACCGGCTCGACGTACCGGACGCGGCCTTCGCCACGGGCGCGGATTGGGTCGTGGTCAGTGTGGTCGAAGCGGGCACGAAGACCTTTTACAAAAAGATCGCGCTACCCACGTATGCGGCGCTCCGCACCGCGCTATTCAGCATCGTCATTGAGTCGGCGGGAAGCTATACCGCGCAGCAAGCGCTCTCGAGCATCCTCGCGGTGGCAGCGGGCGTGACCACCAGCGGCGGGGCGATCTTCAAGACGCCTGATGGGAGCACCACGCGCGTGGCGGCGACCATCAACGGGAGCAATGAGCGCACCGCTATGACGGTGACTCCGAGCGCGTAATGGCCAACCAACTCACGACCCTCAACCTCTGCAATCAAGCCCTCCGCATGGTCGGGGATAGCCCGGTCACCACACTGGCCACCACCACGGTGCCCCGGGTCAATGCCTTCAATGAGCACTACGCCACGAAGCGGGATGCCCTCCTCGAATCGCATAACTGGCGCTTCGCCACCGTTCGCACCACGCTATACGCCTACACCGCGCCCGCGGGCACTCTGACCCCGGCTGCAACCACCGGCAGCGGCATCCTCTTCACGAGCTCCGTAACCAGCGTGTTTGGCCTCGATGCGGTGGGCCAGCGGCTCGTGGGGGTCGGGGTGCCGGGCGATGCCACCATCGTGGCGCTCGTCGCCAGCTCGCCCGCGGCGACCCTGACCCCGGGCACGGGTGCGCTCACGCCGGGCACCACGGGCGTGATTTTCACCGCGTCTGCGGGCGTCCTCGCCGCGGGCAACGTGGGGAAGCTGATTGAAAACCTGAACGGCAACGGGGTGGCGCGCATTACCGCGTTTACCGATGTCACGCATGTGGTAGCGACGATCGAGGAAGCGTGGGATGCGCTGACGGCCATGGCTTCCGCGGCTTGGCGGCTGGTGGCCACCGATCAAGTGACCGCCGACATTACGAGCGATTTTGCCGCGATCACGCCCATTGCCTCCGGCAATTGGCGGTTGTACAACGCCGCGCCGGGGTGGGGGTTTTCGTTCCGGATCAATCTCCCCGCGGATTACCTCATCAATCAGCGCATGCGCATCAGCCAAGTCTTTCAGGAAGAAGACGGGTTTATCGCCACCGATGCCGAAAACATCGAGCTCACGTATACCCGCCGCGTTACCGACGTGAC